AGCGATTCTACGTCAGGGGGGTTGATGCCTCTCCCATCTCAGTACGTGAGTACTGGGTCTCTCAAAGTAATCTACCTTCTTTTATTGAGTTGGTAGCTCGTGCTAAGAGAGTGAAAAGCGATCTGCGCCTTGCAGACGTGATTAGGGCGTATGCCAAAGGGTATAGAGTGGTTTCGGAACTAACTCAGAGGATAGCTAAGCTCGGGAATACCCGTGTAGCGAACCTTATAACGGCTCTTCTGCTTCCGGGAGCTCCTTTTGAAAGTACTCTCGAGGCAATCTTTTCGACTACCAGTACGGCGGTTAATCCAGTTGGAAAACTGGAGGATACTCCAATAACGGATCGAAGGGTTAAATCGGTGTCGCGATCACTAGGTGACTCGCTCAAGCAGATAGCGGGGTCTAAACAAGAGAAGGCAAAATCCTTCTTAAGTGAGGCACAAAAAAGTAATTTGTCTCATAGAGGAAGGTCGCTCAGACTGAAGGCGTTGGCGCTAGATGTGGGGATTGCCCCGTTCATAGCGTTCAACCGACTCTTGGCAATCCTAGACCGCTCTAGAGAGATTGAAATCCTAGAGAATTTCGGTGTTTATCTGAACAAAGGAAAATTACGATCCCGAGAGTTGATAACTCTGCTTGGAAAAATTATTCCTGTTTGGAAACATGCTATAGGGGATGTAGCGGCGATACCTGACCCTACCGGTTTGGAGCCCGCGGGTGCGGTTCTGACAAGAGCCAAACTCCAAAAAATCCTTAAGATAAGGATCGCTATGCTAGGTCTCAAATGGCATGAGAGCCGGAAACCGAGTATTAAGAATAAGGGCACTGGGAACAGTCCCTACAAACGTGTTCAACACGCAGGTTCACGTAATGGTTCGGGGCGGACAGCGACCATGGCCAAAGCTGATAGCCGCAGGGTTAGAGACCTTCCTTAATAGGTCCCTCTATCCTTCGGGAAACAATTGAAGGACGTTTCACTCCAACGTAAAAGGAACTGTCTGGTTTACCTTCGGGAAGAGAACTTAACACACTCTCTTAACCAGAACTATTAGTCAGTAAAACAAAAAAGGAAAACCTTCTTGCTACTGGTAACAGTGGTGAGAGGCGTAAGACCTCTGAACCTGTGTAGAATCCAATTTGAATCGAAGACCCACGCGACTACCAAAACCTAGACTAATCATCTAGGTGGCGGCGCCAAATCTCCGACTTGATCGGTACACTAGG